GACGAGTTGGGGGTTCCGGAACGTAAGCGCTTTTCGCCCCCAACTCCTTATGTGTTTCCTATCGGTTTTTATTCCCTGAATGTTAGTCAGTTAAGAATCATTCCAATTCAGATACTTACCCCCCCCCTCGCTCTAGTGAGGGGCTATCGCAGCATGAGAGGCCCTTTTAACCTGAGAGGATGGCAAAGCTTGCGCTCGGGGAAGCACTCAAGAAAAAAGGAATGTCTAAACGACAGTTCGCCAAACTATTAGACATTGAGTATAAAAACGTGTTTCGTTTATTTCACGCCGGCGCCGATCCAAAATTATCGACACTCAATAAATGGGCAAAGCTTCTCGGCTGCAAGGTTCGCGATCTTTTAAAAGAATAAGGCAGGTGCCTAACTCTTAAACACCCCCTGTGTAGAATACCGAATAGAATCAGCGCGTAAATCAGGCACGCCCTATGCTCTATGAGAGCGCATGAAACGCGTGATTCTAGTAGCTGCAGTAGCGCTTCTCTTAGTTGGATGCGGGCAAAGTCCAAGCGCAACAATAAGCCCCGACTCTTCTTCGACTGCCACCGTACAAACCACGGCAGCCGTAACTATCACAAGCATTACCTCTTGCAGTCACGTCGCCTATCTTTCTCTGCCTTCGGGTCAGCCCTGTCAAAGCCTGCCTATTCTTGTACTTGTAACGACGACTTACTCCAATGGTACCACAAAGCGTGATTGCTCTGGCGGAAACGCTAATGAGACGTGCTCTTCAAATGATCCGACTTCAGTAACGTACACTTTTACCTGCATCAACGGGACACAAAGAAATATGATCTCCGGGACGCTTCGCTTCTCTGAATCAGAATGTATCACTACTACTCAATAAGAGTACTTCCATCGCCGATCACGATCATCTCTAAGATCGACATGCGCCCACGCTTTGCCAACTCCTACGGCCTTAAAGCCCACAGAGCGAGCAGCTTCCTCAATCTCAATGCCTAAGTGATGGCCGGTCTTCACATCAGCCGCACGTCCTAGCTCATGTTGGGATTTCCCTACTGCCGTCTCAAATCCCATTTCTCTGAGTTCCTCTTGGTGATGCTCGCAGCGATAACCGGACGTGATCTTAAGCGGAAACCCTAATGCTTCTCTGAGTTCTTGAAGCCTTAAAACAAGCTCATCATCAATCAGCGTCTCTTCGCAGTGATCACAAGGACATGCAAACTCGCTCACCTTAAAGTCTTTCGACAAGCTCTCATCCGAGTGTTTCGGGTAGCTATGAACCATTGTCTTGCCCTCCTAGCATGACTTGGATTTCACTTTATTGTTGCCAACATAGCGGACTTAGTTAAAGTGAATTCTCAAGCGCAATCTAAAGTAGATCGGAATAGAAAGGATTTCTTATTCCTAAAGCCAAGGGATCACCAAAGACTGGTGGCAGAACCAAGGGCACGCCTAACAAAAAGACCCAAGACCTCTTTGATCGCATGGAGGAGCTTGGCGTTGATCCGTTTGAGATCCTGCTCTACTTCGCAAAGGGCGATTGGAAGTCTTTGGGTTACGAAGAAGCCACTCGCACCTATTTCACTGCAGCGGGCATTGAAGCCGAAGAAGAGATTATTAAACCAGAGCTTCGCATGCAGGCAGCCAAAGAGGCATGCCAGTACATCCTCCCAAAGCGCAAGGCAACTGAGATGACTGTTGTCGATGAGGCTCGCATGAAGGAAGTCGAGCGCCTCTCTGATCTTACAGACTCTGAGCTTGAAGCTGAACTTAAGCGCTTGGGATTTGAGAGGGTGAAGCAATGATTGATCCGAAAGAAGTCTTAAAGCAGGCCGAAGCTGAGCTGAAAGAAGAGCTTTTTCGCGAAGCGGTTGAAGCCCGCAAACAAAAACTCAGAGAGAAGAAATCGATCTGGGACCGAATCTTTCCATGGAAGGTCATCATCATAAGAAAAGGAAAGAAACCATGATGGATATTAAGGCAGTCAAAGAAGCGGCAGAAAAAGAATTGCAAGATGAGCAAATGAAGAAGGCCAAGGAAACGATCAAAGTCCTTCTTCGCAAGAAACTACAAGCACAGGCAGTGCTTGCAAACATCGATAGGGAAATCGCTGATGCGTATGCAGAGCTTGGAACGGGAAATCTTACATAGCCTTCCCATCGATGTTGTTTTCGCCGGGTTCAAGGGAAACACCTTGAGCCTTGCGAGGGCCGGATGGGATCTGTCGATGCGCCAACAATCAAATCTATGGGGCGCTTACGAGATGCAACTTGTGATGAGACACGATGGCGCACGTCTTTATGCGCTCTCAAGCCCTATCGAACTCGAATATGGAAGACTCGGGTCGTGCCTGAATGATCCAGTGAGATATGCAGAGCTGTTGAGTCAGTTACATTTCAGCATCGCATGTATTGCACCTCAGATAGAGTTTCATGTCATGCCTGTTCGTGGAAATATGTTCGCAAGCGAATTCAAGGCGATTGATCCATTTCCACAAGAACGGACAGAAAAGATCTCAGTAAAAGATTTCAAGTTCTTCAAGGTCGCAAACCCTTCGATCAAAGACATCATCGTGTCGCCTGATCAGGTTCCTGAGCTCTTAGACATGGTTCTTAAGGCTCAAAAGGAGACAATCAGCAAGGTGAAGGCACGAGAAAGGTCGCGTGAAAACATGCACGCATACCGCGACGTGAAGCCAGCGCATCAAGTTCAAGCTCAACTCATTACTCTTGCAGGCGTCGCATGACCATCATCGAAGCCATCAAGAGCGGGAAGCGGTTTAGGCGCAAGAGTGAGGCAACGTATCGAGGTTTTGCGAAGCCATATGATTGCAGAAATGAGAGCGCTCTGCTGCGCAGTGACGATGAGGACATCGCATTAACAATTGCCGACCTAATCGCTGACGACTGGGAAGTTGAAGAGAAGAAGGTTGAGATTACACGCACTCAGTTAACGCAAGCGGTGGATACAGTCTTGTCCAAATATCCGCTGTCGTATGGATTGAGAGAGCACCTAGCAGAGGAGCTTGGCCTTGACTGATCTCCAAATCCGCCTCATGCAGTCCTCTGAGCTTGCGTATGTGAAAGCCACGTGGCTTAAGCATTACAAAGAGCACTCAGACTTTGCGCGTCCCATTCGTGATTCGATCTATTATCCTGCGCACTCAAGGCTTGTGGATCATATTTTGAGTAAGCGCAACTCCATTGTGCTGATTGCAGCGCATGTGGATGAGCCTGAAGTGATCTTGGGTTTTCTAGTTTATGAGTACTTTGATCACGCCGTGATCCATTATGCCTATGTCATAGCACGCGCACGAAAGCTTGGCGTTGCTACAGCCATGCTCAAGGCCGCAGAGATCTCTGACAACTTCGTTTTTACACATAGAACGCCTGATGCGAAGGCGATTCAGGCGGGTAACCCTCATATGACTTATGACCCTTATAGGATCTAAAAGATGAAGCTCATTGAGAATCTGGCGCATCAGGCACTTAGTAAGTTCGGATTCCGAGTAACCACTATGGACCTCATTGTTGATGCGTGGAATGACAACGCGAGAGCGGCATATGAGGCGGGATTTAGAGATGCCCGTGAGATTGCTGCAAACTATGTATCATTGCGGCCCTATGGCACGATAACCATCTACAGCGACCCAAGCAAACAGGACCGCATACACTGGGACTTGAGCGCCCTAAACATGATCGCAAAAGACATATCGAAAATTGGCGAGGAAGAAGCATAATGGGCATCAAAAACCACACACTAGGCGAGACACGCTACATCACCTACCAGTTAGAATTTCCTGATGGTGATGTATGGACCGATCAAGAACCATTCTGGGGACCGCTTGATACCTATTTGAAGCTCACCCAGTTTGCAAAGACGCCACACATTTGCGCGGAACTTCTCACAAAGGGTGAGACCTACTGGAAGGATCAGCACGGCACGTTTCACATCATCTCTGTTGAAGCAAATCAGCGCCCGCGCAAGTGGGGCACGAAGAGGAAGAAATGAGCGGAACAATTCAAGATAAAGCAGATAAGCTTGCCGAACGGATCAATTCTCGCTTTAGAAGCTTAATCGCTTCGAAAGTTGATGAGTTCATTGAAAGAGAAATCCAGAGCATCCGCCTAAGCTTTATTGAAGAAGCTTACCGCATCACTGCGTTTCAAGTTCTAACGATCATGAATGAGGCTGATCAGCTTGAGCTGAAAGTAAAATACGTTGGCCTTGAAAACGAGATTCAGGAGGAATCAAAATGAAGGGCAAAAAGATTGTAAACCTACGCACGCATATCGGCATTACTCAGTTCGCAGGCCAGCAAACGCTTGAGGCAACAAAGCTCAAAGAATGCAAGATGGAACTCAATGCCGTGGGCGTAGTTGTGAAGGCACGCCAGGGCGAGCATATGAAAGAAGTGCTGATTCCATTCTCAAACATCACGCACATTGAGCTTGTGGATGATGTAGACGCTGCAAAGGAAGCAAAGGCTAAGTAAACAATTTTGGCGGCGCGTAGTCGGGCTGATCACCCGTTGAGCGTGGTCAACTCATGCAGAGCATGGGGACGCCGACCGCCAATTCACGGAGAGCTAAATAGTCAGGGTACTATCGCTTGTTGCTAACAAGATGGCTGCTGAAAGGCAGTAAGGTTCGAGTCCTTAGCTCTCCGCCAATTCAATTCTATGAATGATCGCTTCTCACTGATCCTAACTGAGCTTAAGCGCAGAGACACAGGCCCTAAATTCAGGCTAGAGGATTTCTGTTTCAAAGAGCAGCTAGCATTCATCAAAGATCCTGCGCAGTATAAGACTGCAGTTTGCTCACGTCGTGCGGGTAAAACCATTGCGTGCGCGGCAGATCTCATTCACACAGCACTCTCGCATGCAGACGTTGTGTGCTTGTACGTGACCTTAAGACGCAACAACGCCATGAGGCTTGTCTGGCCTGAGCTTAAGCGCATCAACACTGATTTTAACTTGGGCGGTGATCCTAATGAGACTTACCTCTCGCTCACCTTCCCCAATCGATCAGTCATCTACTGTTCAGGGGCAAAGGATCGAAATGAAATTGAGAATTTTCGAGGTCTTCCACTCAAGAAAGTCTACGTTGATGAGTGTCAAAGCTTTAGAGCCTACATCGAAGACCTTATCGACGACGTTTTATCAAAGGCGCTATTCGACTACGCTGGAACGCTTTGCCTCATTGGAACCCCTGGTTTGGTTCCTGCCGGATACTTTTATAATCAAACGCAGTCGAAGGCGTATCATCATCATTTCTGGACCATGTTTCAGAATCCGCATCTGGAGAAAAAGAGTGGAAAAACTGTTCAAGCCTTAGTTGACGCAGATTGTGAGCGCATGGGCGTAACACTCTCGCATCCAAAGATTCAGCGTGAGTGCTATGGGCGCTGGGTGATTGATTATGAGTCGCTTGTATTCTCGTATGAGGAGGTAAAAAACGATTACAAAGAGCTTCCTGACTGGCGCAGTAAGAAGAACACAGTCATTGGCGTGGACTTAGGGTTTGAAGATGCTGACGCGATTGCAGTCATCGGCTGGCATGAACACGAGAGAACGTCCTATCTCATCGAAGAGAAGCTCACTCGCAAGCAAGGCATCACAGACCTTGCCGATCAGATCGGTGAGATGATCAAAAAGCATAACCCGATCAAGATCGTCATGGATACAGGCGGCCTAGGCAAGAAGATCGCAGAAGAAATCACCGCGCGCTTTGGTATCCCGGTTCAAGCCGCAGAGAAGACTCGAAAGATCGAATTCATCGAGTTATTAAACGACGCCATGAGAACGGGCCGCTTTAAAGCTAAGAAATCCTCAGCTTTTGCTCAAGACTGTATGAAGGTTGAGTGGGACTTCGATAAGACGACGCCTGATAAGAAAGTCATTTCAGATAATTACCACTCAGACATTTGTGATGCCGTTCTTTACGCCTACCGGGAAGCGCTCCACTGGTTGGCAGAACCTGTGGCTCAAAAGCATCTGCCTGGAACGCCTGAGCACTACCAAGAACAGGAAGATGAGATGGAAATTCGTGCAGAACAGGACTATTTGGAGTCAATTTGTGAAGATTTCACTTTAACTTCGTTCGATATTGATTGAATATCATTCAACAAATCACATCATGACCATGCGCGATTGCTCATCAAGGATGATGAGAGTGAGATGACACAAAGGGAGTGGAATGAAAGCATCAGAGATCAGGAAGATCTTAAAGCTTGCAAGGCAGTTTGGCGTAAAAGAGATGACCATGGGGGGATTTGCGGTCAGCTTCCATGCGCCAAAAAGAGTGAAGAAAAAGGCTAAGAAGGTTGCTACCTCGACTTCCCTTCAAGGCGATCACTCAGCCGCCACTCCCGAAGCTGCGCTAGAGCCACAAGAGCCGATTGAACTCACCTCTGAGGGCTTACCTACTCATGATGAGCTGCTTCTCATGAGCACGCCTTTTTACGATCAGATGCAAGAGCTAAAGCGCCTGCAGGATGCGGGCGACGCAAGTGATGAAATGCAGTCCATAAACTGAAAGAGAGCCAAGGATGGCAATCGATTACACGGTAGTGAACAAGGGTTCCGATGATCAAACGGCGATCAATAAGCGCTGGTGGGCGGTCAAGAAATCAGAGCGAGCAAAAAGCGTTTACGCCGTTGTTCAGCATCTCGCGAAATACGATTCAGTTCGCCAAACCCAGTATGAGCTATCAGCAAAACTTTACGGCAACACGCAGCTCTTAGGAGTTACTGGCCTTACAACCGCCAAGGCTGCAGCTCAACAACCTACGATCAAAGAGCGACTCACCTACAACGTGGTGCAATCGGCGATTGATACGGTAACAAGTAAGATTTCAAAGAACAAACCAAAGCCACTCTTTCTCACCTCAGGTGGTAACTGGAAACTCCAGCGCAAGGCTAAGAAGCTCGATAAGTTTGTAGAGGGCTGCTTCTATGAAAACGACGCCTATCACTTAGGCACGCAAGTATTCCGCGACGGCGGCGTGCTGGGCGACGGTCTTGTGCAGGTGTTTGAGCACTATGGGCGCGTGAAATACGAGCGCACGCTTGTATCTGAGCTTTATGTGGATTGGTTTGAGGCTTACTACGGCAATCCTCGCCAGCTTCACCGCGTGAAAAACGTCGATCGCCAAGTATTGATTGATCTCTTCCCTGAGAAGAAGGCTGCAATTGAGAAGGCCAAGGGCGCAAACCTAGGTGCAGCATCAGCAAGCATGATCATGGCAGATCAAGTCACTGTCATTGAATCATGGCACTTGCCATCGGGCCCAGAAGCAGGCGATGGCATGCATACGATCTGCCTTGAAGAAGACTCTCTCATGGAAGAAGAGTGGAAAAAGCCATTCTTCCCGTTTGCACGCTTTTCTTGGGGTCCAAGACTTTATGGTCACTGGGCACAAGGCGGTGCAGAACAAATTCAAAACATCCAATACGAGATCAACAAGATCCTTTGGGTCATTCAGCGCTCCATTCACATGGCGGGCACTTTCAAGATCTTCAGTAAAATCGGAAACAAGATTCCAAAGGCGCACTTCACGAATGACATTGCGCTCATCATCGAATACGTGCAAGAAGCTCCACAATATGTCACTCCAAACGCAGTGCCAATTGAGCTTTATCAGCAGCTTCAAAACTTAAAGACCGCTGCATTTGAGCAACTTGGCGTCTCTCAACTCTCGGCGTCCGCTCAAAAGCCTGCTGGACTGAACTCTGGCAAGGCGCTCAGAGAGTATAACGACATTGAGTCTGATCGTTTCATGACGATTGGCCAAGCCTATGAGCGCTTCTTCTTAGAGCTTGCTCGACTCACCGTTGATTGCGCAAAAGATATCTACACTCGCGAGGGCAAATATGAAGTTAAAGTCCCTGGTAAGAAATTTATTGAGACGATTGACTGGAAGGACATCGATCTTGAAGAGGATGAGTACTTCCTCAAAATCTTTCCAGTGTCCTCATTGCCCAATGACCCTGCCGGACGCCTTCAAACCGTGCAAGAGTACGTGCAAGCTGGGTTCATCACCCCTCGCACCGCAAGACGCCTCTTGGACTTCCCGGATCTTGAAGCAGTGGAGGATCTCGAATCAGCCAAGGAAGATTATCTCCATAAGATCCTAGAAAAAATGGTCGATGCGGACTTGGAAGACGAGAACGCAGACGTCGCTGAGATCTATACAGCACCTGAAATTCCTTACGATGACGTGCAGCTAGCGCGTGAGTTAGCACTTGAGTATTACCAGCAAGGCAAACTCAACAATATGCCAGAGGCTAACTTGCAGCTGCTCCGAGATTTCATGAGCCAGCTCAATGCCCCACTTCTAGGCCAGCCACAAGCAGGTCCAGGCGCACCAATGCCTGGTACAGGCCCAGGACTTCCAGGCGCTGCACCGCAAGCAGCTCCAATGGCTCAACCACAAAGCGATCTAATCCCTAATGTTCCGGGGGTTGCATGAAGCTTATTGAGAAGGTGGCAGAAGAGGCGGTCAACGACTTCGAGGGCGGCAACTGTGGTTGTGATAATTGCCTTGAGGATGTGTGGATGAATGGCTTCCGCAAGGCGCGGGAGATGCTTTTACAGCTAAGCCTTGAGCATATGGACCCACGATACATCAAAGAAACCATTGAGCAGCTCGGCGAGGAAGAGGCGTGAATAAAAAGCCTAACTCCATTGCAAAGAAGATCTTCTGTCATCCAAGCAGAGAGACGCAGGCGCGGCACTATCGCACTGACAATCACCCAGATTTCAACGTCATCATTGACGATAACGCAAACCCTAACTGGCTATACATCGTGATGGCCAATGGCAAAGTCTATCACCACTTTGTTGGAATTATGAGCGAGGGCAATCCATGTCAGATTCACTAACGTCCGTTGTTCAAGAGATGAAAGGCCAGACTCCTATTACTCCTGCGCCTGAAACACCTGTGGCTCCAGTTACGCCTGAAGCTCAAGCGCCTGCAGCAACAAGTGATGCGCAACCAAAAGAAACAGCATCAGCACTCCTTGCAAAGCTTGCTCGCCAGCGCAAAGAAGCGATGCAGGCAACAAAGAAGCTATCGGCTGCTGATCAAGAGAAGGCTGAACTCTTAAAGCGCATTCAAGAGCTTGAGGGCAAAGTGAATCAAAAGGTCACTAACCCACTGGATGCTTTAAAGAGTGCTGGGTTTAGCTATGAGGACGCTACAAACGTAGTTCTCAATGATAATAAACTCACTCCAGAGCAGCAGATTGCAGCTTTACGCAAAGAACTTGAAGAGCGCGATAAATCCTATGAAGAGCGCGAGCAAAAGCGTCTTCAAGAAGAGAGGGAACGCGCCGAGAAGTCTGTCCAAGAGCAAGAAGAGATGTTCAAGACGGGCGTGATCGAATTTGTTGAGCAAAACAAGGAAACTTATGAACTTACAGCGCGTGAAGATCAGGCGGAGGTTGCGGAAACTGTTCTCGCGGTGATCAAGCAGCACTTTGCGGCAGCCATGAAGGAGTGGGAAGAAGCCGGACGCGAAGGAAAGCGCCCAAAAGCCCTCTCATCCAAAGAAGCATTGGACCTCATCGAAGCTCATTTGGAAGAAAAGATCTCAAAATACTACGAGACCAATAAGATTAAGAATAAATTTGCGCCAAAACCTGCTGAAACTGAGCAAAACGGCAAGCAACCAACTGCTCCAAGTAAAACTCTATCGGCAGCTGCAACAACCTCTTCGGCATCACCCTCGGCTAAGATCAATGATCCAGTAGCAAGAGCGATGGCAGCCCTTGAGAGACGCGGGCAATGATTCTTTGGAGTCCTGGTGAGCCGCTAGATAAGCTCATCTTACAAGCAGTCGCAATGACCTTGGCCCGTTGTCGCGGTAACAAGACGAAGGCCGCAAGGCTCCTTGGTATCTCCATTCGAAAGCTCAGATACATGGTTCAGCAGCATCCAGAGCTTGAGCACTTTAGAGGTTCTCTTCGTGATCGCTATCCGGATGCCTAAAGCCCTGCAAAGTTTGCCGCTTTTTGACTTTCTATAATCACGCTTTAATCTGAAAGAGCAAGTAGTACTACCACTGCCATGAGACTTGATCGGTCTGCTAGATCCCCCCGTTAGTGGGACACCACATTCTGCTATTGCATTAAGCCCATCTGCCATTTGGGGCGCCTGAAACAAACACTCAACCGCAAGCACGGATGCTTGTGATCGCCTGATTGCGTTTCACGCCCTGCTTGCTCACCCAAATGGAGCATCACAATGGCTGTATCTCAATTTTTAGATATGACCGCCGCACAGACGGTTCTTAAAGAACTGTATGACGGTCAAACCGTTCAAAACATGATCTATCGCCGTAACCCTTTCTTTGCTCTCGTGAAGAAATCTACGGACTTCCTCGGTAAGGTCTATCCACAACCAATCATCACGGCACCGACTGCTGGACGTTCTGCAACTTTTGCAACCGCTCAAGCAAACCAAACCGCTTTCGGTTCTCAAGAATTCATGATCAAGCGCGTGAAAGATTATTCGATCTTCACCGTTGATAACGAAACAATGATGGCCTCGGCTTCTGACAAGGGTTCCTTCGTTCGCGGCATCAAGACTCAAGCTGACCTCGCATGGACCGCTATTGAGAACTCCATGTGCGCTGCCCTTTTCCGCAGCGGCACGGGCTCGCTGGGCGCAATCGGATCGATCTCGACTGGCGTCATCACTCTCTCTAACATCGGCGACGTTGTTGGATTTGAAATCAACCAAGCCATTCAAGCAAACGCAACCGATGGCGGCACTCCTCGCGCTGCAGTCGGATACGTCATTGCTGTGAATCGTATGCTTGGCAAAGTCACTGTTTCCACCACCCTGGGTGGATCGGCAGGAACTCCATCCGGCTGGACCGCTGGCGACTTCCTTCTCGTTCAAGGCGACAACAATGCTAAAATGTCGGGTCTTGCTGCTTGGCTTCCAAGCTCTGATCCAACCTCTGGCGATAACTTCTTCGGCGTTGACCGCTCTGTGGACCCAACTCGCTTGGCTGGCCTTCGTTACGACGGCTCTGCTCAATCCATCGAAGAAGCTGCAATCGATGGCTGCGCTTACCTGGACCGTGAAGGCGGATCTCCAAAGTACGCAGTCACCAATCCAGTATCCTTCGCTGCCCTTGAGAAATCGATGGGCGCAAAGGTTCAGTTCACTGACCTTAAGATGGGTGAGATCGGATTCCGTGGAATTCAGATCAACGCTCCAGGCGGCGTAGTGACGGTTCTCTCGGATCGTTCTTGCCAAGCTCAAACCATGTACCTCCTCACGATGGATACTTGGGAACTTAAGAGCCTTGGTGAAGCTCCACAAATCCTCAACTACGGCGATGGCAATCAGCTTCGCGTATCAAACGCAGACGCAGTGGAAGGCCGCATCGGCTTCTACGGCAATCTCGCTTGTAACGCTCCAGGCTTCAACGCCGTCGTGAAGCTCGGCGCTTAATCGGCGCCTTGATCTGGGTGGGGGTTGTCCATGGAAGGACTTCCCTCACCCCTTTTTGCGAATAGGGGGCTAAGCGCAAAAAGTAAACCGCCCACAGATCCAAGGAAGGTACAAAATGGCAAATCGCTACATGACTCAGTTCCAGCTCACGCTGGAAAAGAAAGTTTCCACAGTCTTTGCTCACGTCACGTTCGGAGCGTCAGGCGCTCCAACGCTTGATGCTGCAAACAGCAAAGGCGTTGTCTCTGTCACTCGCAGCTCTGCAGGCAAATACGTTTTCGTGTTTGGCACCAAGGCAGGCATGCTTGACACCTACAACAAGCTCTTAGGTGTTGATCCTGTGTTTGACACGATTGGCACCTCTGGCGCTGCTCCTGCCGCTCCTAATATGGCCGTAGTTGCAAACAGCGTGGCCGTAGCAGGCACCTGCTCCTTGACGATTCAATTCTTCAACTCTGCAGGCACTGCAACCGACCCAGCATCAGGCGAAGGTCTTTACATCGCTTTCACGTTCAAAGATTCGACCGCAATCTAAAGGGGTGACCCAATGATTATTGGCGATCAAAAAAAGAACGTCTCGGTGATCTTATCAAAGCTTAAGCCTTCAGGCGGAGAAGAGTCCGCACCTGTGAAGTCAGAAGATGACATGGGAGAAGGCTCACCTCTTAAGATCATCGCCGAAGATATGATGCTCGCGTTTAAGAACGGCTCCATTGCTGGACTTCAAGACGCACTCGATGCCCTTCTCGCTCACGCTCAAGGTGGCGACGAAGACGCTGAATAAGTAAAGGGGGTTGACCATGCCTAGCCCTGGAACGACAACGCTACTCTCAGTACGCACGCAAGCTAAGTACAGAGCAGATATGGTCAACTCTTCGTTCGTAACGGACGCGGAGTGGAATTCTTATATAGCAAGTAGCTATAAAGAGCTTTATGACTTGCTCGTTTCTGCCTACGGAAACGATTACTATGTCGCGACTCCAGTCACTTTCACGACAGATGGCACGAGTGACACTTACCCACTTCCTGATGGAACGCTCTACAGTGGGGCATCTGCTTTTTATAAGCTCCTAGGAGTCGATCTTCAAACTCAAAGCGGACAAATCTGGCAGACCTTAAAGCCATTTAACTTCGCTGAGCGCAATCGCTACGCGCCTTATGGAGTAAATAGCCTCTATAGAAACTCTGCGATGAAATATCGGCTTGAGGGGAACAGCATTTGGTTCACTCCCCTTCCACAAGCTGGTCTCACAATTAAGCTTTGGTACATTCCGCAGCCATCCACGCTCTCTCTCGACACTGACACCTTTGATGGAATCTCAGGATGGGAAGAGTACGTGATCATTGATGCTGCAATCAAAGCACTTCAAAAAGAAGAGTCAGACGTTTCTGTTCTCTTAGGCCAAAAGCAGGCCATGATCGTGCGCATTCAAGCCATGGCAGAGCAAAGAGACGCAGGATCTCCAGCAACGGTGTCTGACACCATGGGGATTGGACTTAATCCTTATGCCGATCCATGGGGTGAAATGTAATGCCCTTTAAGCAAGTCAACACAAACGATCAGAACTTGCAGCTGATTCAAGATAACGTTTCTGCGGCGATTCAACCACTCGACACTGCACCACTGACTCGTGGAAACCTTTTCACCGATATTGCGCTCACCTCTGGCTCAAACCAGATTGCCCACAAGCTTGGAAGAGCACCTACTCGCTGGGTGATTACTGATATTAATGCAGCGGTCACCGTCTACAGAACGAGTTGGGACACGGCATACATCAACTTAACTGCATCGGGAGCATGCACAATCTCCCTCTGGGTGAACTGATGGCACTGCAAGATCAAGTCATCCCAATTGATGCAGGCATGGGGTTAGACACAAAGACTGATCCTAAGCTTGTCGTGCCTGGAAAGTTCGTTCAGCTTGAGAACGCAGTTTTCACAAACGCTAAGCGACTCTCGAAACGAAACGGTTACTCGAAAATGAGTAACGCAATCGTCAACGGCACAACGCTTGTCAGTCCGAAGATGATCAAGTCTTACGGGAGTGAGACCGTCTGCGTGGATCAGGGATATCTATATTCCTACTCACAAGACTTGGATGCATGGATTAAGCGCGGACCGTATATTTCTACAGAACTTTCAGAGAGCTTTGTCTGGAAGCAAACATCTGTTGGTGGCTATGTCGATAGCGCTTACTTAAACGGACAAATTCTCTACACATGGCAAGGAAACTACGGCAACCCGACCGCAAGCGGACTTCCTGTTTATATTGCGCTTGTGGACGCAAATACCGGTAGTTACCTCATTGCGCCAACAATTGTGAGCTACCTGAATAGCTCGACTTTCCTTTTCCTTGGAAGCTGCCAGCCTCGCGCCGTTGTCTTAGGATCAGGTGCTCTTGCCGTCACCTACTACAACACGGTGATGAAACTTGTGATGCGCATTATCACAACCAGCGCAGGCATCGTGTCGTATGGCCCTGAGATCATAATTGAAGGATCGCAAGGGTTTGTCGCAGGTGTCTCTGCAGTTTGCTATGACGTCGCAAACACATCTACAGGCGCAGTCTTCACTGCTCCGCTGAGATCGGGCGGCGCCGTAAACGCCCTTAAGCTCATCACGGTTGATACGGCTGGAAATATAGTCAATACAGCAACGCTTTCTGACACGACTGCGGGCAATTTCGTTTTTCAAGCGGTGGATCCATCCACTGGGAACGTCTGGCTCTACTACAACACGACTGATCAAAAGATTAAGTACGCAATCTATTCATCGGTTCTTGCTAGTGTCCTTGCGCCAACTGTGATTGCAACTGGACTCGCTACTCTTGTGAGCGGCATGTGTGCTTTCAACACAAGCTCACTTGGCCAAGTCTTCTACTTCACGGCCTACAACTCAGGGACGCCAGCCATTGAGAGCACCTATTCCATTGGAACAACGCTTTCAGGCACTGGAGTCTCAGCAGTCACCCCATACGCTCAAGGCGTGCGCGTCTGCTCTCGTGCCTTTTTCATCGGCACGCAGCCTTATGCGTTCTTTTACTATTGTGGCGGTAACTTTGGCGGGTCATTCTCGCCGCCAGTTGTTCATAATCCGACCTTTTTTCTTGCGACTCTAAACACGCTTACGCCAATCGTCACCGCACGTTTCTTTTATGGCGATGCGGTCTGCTCTGTGTTTCCCGCGGGCGGTCAAATCAACTGCACTCCAAACGTGTCGATGCTAAGCGCCACGAAAGTCCTCTACTCGTGCGCCGCAAGCTTTCAATTCTTGGCAAATCAGCCGCCACTTTCTGCCACAGACGTTTTTGGTGTGATTGGTGGGGCATCGGTTCAAATTGACTTTGCAAGCCCAAATATTAATCGCGCAACTGCCGCAAATGATCTCATGATCTTAAACGGTGCGTGCGTCTCCATGTATGACGGACTCACTTGCGCAGAGCTTGGCTTTCATTTGCCACCAGAAGTTGTAGCAATCACTAACAACTCAGGCGGTGGCGGAAGCGTTGCTGCTGGTACTTACCGCTATCAAGCCGTGTTCCAATGGACTGACTCTCAAGGAAACTTCCATGAGTCAGCCCCATCCAACATTGCTGCGACAACGGTGAGCACCAGCTCATCGACCGTTTCAATCACGGTAACAGCTGCCTATCTGACTCAGAAAAGTAACGTTACCGTTGCCCTTTATCGCACAAAGAACAACGGCACCGTCTACTATCAGGTCACTGACCCAATTAAGCTCAATTCTGCGACCGGAACTTTTGTCACGATCACAGACGCACTCTCTGATAGTCAGCTTGATGGCCAGCAATTCATCTATACCAACGGTGGCATCTTAGATAACGACGCTCCACCCCCTTCCATGATCATTGAGTCGCGACTCAACCGCCTCTACATGGTGGACTCTGAGACTCCTAATCAAGCTTGGTACTCAAAATCATATCAGCCTGGTTACGGCATCGGAATGAGCCTTGCGCTCTATCTCAATATCGATCCAAAACTTGGCCCAATGACTGCTCTGGCTGAACTCGATGATAAACTCGTGTTCTTCAAACAGTCGGGCCTTCTTTTTGTCAGCGGCGATGGAGCAAATGACGCTGGCACTGGCTCAACATTCTCACAAGTGCAGACTATTCCAAGTGATGCGGGATGCGATCAACTTAAGAGCGTCATCGTTCTGCCTTTAGGCGTGCTTAGACACACATCCAAAGGGTTTTATCTTTTAGATCGCTCCCTCAATGACAAGTACTTTGGTGCTGAGGTTGAGAGCTTCAACACTCAAACCTTCACCGCGGCAACGCTTCTCTTTGACAAGAACCAAGTCAGATTTCTCACCGCCTCAGGCAATACGCTTGTCTTTGACTATGTGTTTGGCCAGTGGGGGGCATTCACAAATCACCAAGGATACTCTGCCGACGTTTGCAATGGCGTTTACGTTTACGCAAGAACCGATGGAAAGATCTTTAAAGAGAGCACGTCTACATTCTTAGACGACACAACCACTTATCAGCTCCTGGCAAAAACGGGCTGGATTGCGATGGCATCCGTTCAAGGGCTCCAACGCATCAGGCGCATCGGGTTCTTAGGAGATTATCTCTTAGGCGCAGGTCACGGCATTCAAGTGAGCGCCGCTTACGACTTTAGCACCACATTCTCAAGCCCGGTTGCCTTCTCGTTTCCAAGTACGGGCGGAGCGTTTCAGTATCGCGAGCGCCTTCCACAACAAAAGTGTGATGCTGTTCAGCTTTTGATTCAGGAAATCACCACAGGAGCAAGTGGTGAGTACGTGAATTTAACGAACATGAGTTTTGAAGCAGGAATTAAGCGCGGCATGAACAAAATGTCTGCCGCACAAAGCGTTGGCTAAGGAGGGTTTATGAGCATTGGAAGCTTCATGGGCGATATCGTAGGCGGAAATAGTGACTATCATGTCAATAACCCCTATTCACAAGATGCACTGACCCAAGCCTTAGCAAACTCAGGTCAGATCTTTGGCCAGCAACAAGGGCTTGCCAACATGCTCCTTGCGCAGAGCCAAGGCCAAGGTCCAAATCCTGCGCAGCTTCAGTATCAGCAAAACGCAGAGAGCGCGATTCAGAACAACGCAGGACTTCTGGCCTCTCAGCGCGGACTCAATCCAGCGCTTGCGGCACGAATGGCGTCCCAGAATGCCGCTCAGATGCAAGGAACTGCAGCCCAGAATTCAGCAGTGATGCAGGCTCAACAACAACTTGCAGCCCAAAACCAGCTCCAAAACTTGTATGGCACCATGGGCAATCAGCAGCTCTCCCAACAAGGCCAGATCACTGGCGCAAACCTAGGTGCTCAAAAGATCAACGCGGATGTTGCCTCTGGAAACGCTGCGAACGCTGCAAAACAAGGTGGAAGCTTCCTCAACGGCGCAGGCACTGCTGCAATGGCGCTTCTTTCTCGCGGTGGAACCGTTCCAGGCCGCCCGGCGGTTTCCGGTGACTCGGCAAAGAATGACACCGTTCCTGCCATGTTGTCGCCTGGTGAGATCGTGATTCCTCGTTCTGCGGCTTCTGATCCACAGATGGCCAAAGAATTTATTGATCATTTGATGAGTGAGAAGTCCTCACCTGTAGAAGAAAAAGGATCTTATCGCTCTGTACTTGAAGCCCACAGGAAACTGGGTGATGCTATCGCCGCACTAGAAAAGAAGAAAGGCGCAAAGAAATGAGTGACTTTCAGCTTATCAAGGAAGATGAGCACGCGTTCACAGTCAAGCATCCAAGCGGCAAGCATTTTCAGGTCGCAAAGGCTGGATTAGATAAAAAGGTGATCGCAAAGATTAAGGCCATGCAGCCTGTGAAGATGGCTGATGGCGGCGTCGTGCCTGAGTCTGCAATCGATCCTTTGCAGGCAATCATTGGCTCAAGCTCTTTTCCTGGTGAGAAGCCCGCTGCAAATCAAGGAGACCCAGCAGATCCAAATTTAAAAGATCTGAACGGAAATCCTCCAATCCGATACGCTGGCCATGGAAGATCGGATGAGCAGATCATCAATGATCAGAACGCCGCGATTCTAGCAAGCAGATCCCCAGCCTCATTCATTGGAGACGCGGCCCATTCCATTGGGAGCACTATTGGGCAAGGCTTTACGGATGCCGCGAACGCTTTCAAATCGATTGGGGCTCCAATTGTAAACGGCGCAAAAGATGCGGCGACAGGTTTTGTGAGCGGCATTGCAGGAAATCCAATGCCATCCGCACAAGCTGCAACCCCTCCAAATCCAAACGCGCTCAATGCGCTTACTGATTCACAAGCGCAAGCCGCGGCTGAGCATCAGGCACTGTCTGGCGCAAACGGTGGACCGTCACCCGCGTCCGCTGCACCAGCCGCTCAGCCTCAAGGTATTCAGCTACCAAAGGACATGCAGAACGCCTACGGCCTACAAATGGCTGGCATCAAGGGCAATGCTGCTGCTGCAATGCAAGCGGGAGATCAATCCAAACAAGCCTATGATGCTTACGCGGAGCAAGTTCAGCAGCATGAGCAAATGTACCAAGAGCGATTGAAATCCATCGACGAAGAGCAGCAAAAGCTCATGGATAGCTTTGCCTCAAACAAGATTGATCCAAATCGTGTGTGGAAAAACGCATCGACTGGGAACAAAGTCATGGCGGGTCTTGGACTCTTCTTATCCGGCATAGGCTCTGGAATCACAGGCCAACAAAGCGGGGCCTTGCAACTTCTTCAAAAGAAGATGGATCAAGACCTTGAAGCTCAAAAAGCCAATAAAGACGGCGATAGATCCCTGTTCCAAATGAACATGGAAAAATACAAGAACGCCCAGATGGCCGAAGAAGCTACGCGCCTTCAAATGAATACCTCGCTCAATGCTCAACTTGAGAGCATCAAAGCATCCACCGGATCTCTTCAAGCAAAATCAAACGCGCAGATCCTTCAAGGCCAACTTCAAATGCAGATGGCTCAGCAAAAGCACCAACTGGCCATGATGCAAATGCAAGCAGGCGTTTATGGTGGCGGTAACGGTCAAGGTGGAGTCCAGATCGGCAAAGAACCGCCTGCGCTTCTTCTGGACCCAAAATATCGCGAAACGCGAGTGCCAGTTGAAGGTCGTGCTTATCAAGCTGCATCCAAAGAAGGCGCAGAACATCTCCGCAAGATGGAGTCGATGTATAAGCCCATCATGGAGGATATCACTCTTTTGAGTGGGCTTGGAAAAGCTGCATTAATCCCTGGCAGCAAAGAAGAGCAGAGAGCTGAAGGCGCAATGGCAAGAATTGCCATGGCCATGAATGAATTCAATGGCTACACGCGCTTCACAGACATGGACGAGAAGACGCTAGCCAAGCAGTTCAATAATCCTGCCTCGCTCAAGAGCATGTTCTCTGGAAATGGCGCAACTTACGACACTATCAGAGCCATGAAAACGAAGCTAGAGAATGAACGCAGCAAAAATCTGATCGGATACAAGGGCACTGCAGACTTTGGCGGCACCTACTTGGGGAACGTGAATGGCCGATAACCAAACGCCTCAGCTTCCAAACGAAGTTCACGTTGTAGACTCAGACGGTAATGTCCAGCTGATGGATGTTACGACCGCACGCCAAGCGATCCAGGCGGGCGCATACCGTCCTGCAACGGCTGCGGAACTTCAGGAGCTATCCGATCAAAAGACCTATGGCGAGGGACTTGCTAACCCGCTTAAGGCTGGAGCTGAGTCAGCATTAGGAACTGCAACGTTTGGACTCTCTCGCGAGCTTGAGAATGCATCAGGGCTCACAACTCCTGAAGCTCAAGCAAAACGCGCAAAATATAACCCGGTTGCAAGCGATATCGTAGGCCCAGCCGTTGGCATTATTGGCCCACTCATGGCTCCAGAGGTTGAAGGCGCTGGACTCTTTGGCGAGGCTGCAAATCCAGTTAAAGCAGTATCCAAAGCAGGCCAAGCTGTAAGCGAAGCAGCAGCGCCCGTTGCCGAAGGCGCAGCAAAGCTCATCGCAAACCCTGAAACGTCTCCGATTGTAAACAAGATTGTATCTAAGGCGATTGCCACAGGCGCGGGCTCTGCCGTTGAAGGTGCGGCTTACGGCTTAGGACAAGCTGTCAATGAAGACGCCATGGGTAATCCAGAAGCCTTGGGCGATAAGCTCATGTCTCACATCGGCTACAACTCGCTCATGTTTGGCGGCCTTGGCGCAGGACTTGGCGGCGTTGTTGGCGCTTATTCAGGTGCCACAGAAAAATATCTTCCTAAGTTTTTAGCACCTACTGAGAAGGCTGCGCTTGAAGCTGGTGATTTTAAGGCATCAGTGAATGCGTCTGAGATGAGTCAGGCCGAAAAAGAAGGCGTACTCTCAGGACTTGGAAAACAAAAAGAGAACGCATCTGAGATTAAGGCCGCAGCTGAGAAGATCGGCGCTCCAGTTCTTGAGAGCCAAACATCGGCAAGCGATCTTGTCCAAAAAGCAGACTCGGCACTCTTAAACGGTCCTCCTACGATGGCAAGCATGCGCAGACAAGCGATGCTGAGAGACGGCTATCAAGCCGCTGAGCGTGCCGTGGGCGATGCCGTGGGACAAGAGTCAGCCCTTTCTGCTGCTGAGGCTGGCGATCTTCTTAAAAAGTCAGTTGCTGACAAGATTGAGCAAGAATATGCGCCGCTGAAAGAACTTTACAAAGAAGTTGAGCCTTATCAAGAGGCCATCCCACTCACCGATAGATCTACTGGCGCACTTTCTCGCAACATCAATAAGATCATCGAAGAGCAGCGCCTAATTGAAGGCACGTCTCGTTATAACTACGTGAAGCAAGTCGCTGATAGCATCGATCAGGTCAAAGACTTGGCGTGGCTTAAGAATTTTAGAACTGAAGTCTCAAAGTCTGCTCCGATGGAAGCAAAAGACTTGGCTCGCGCCATCAATGATAAGCTCAACGGCGTTGAAGAGCGTGCAATCCGTCGCTTTGCTGAAACCATGAAAACTTCTCAAGCCAAAGAGAAGATCATGGGTCTGCTTGATCAGATGGATGCCGCCAAAGAGGGATACAAGGCTTTTGCGGGTAAGATGGAAGAGCTTGGTAAAGCCCTTGGAAAGAAGAATTTCAAAGGCGCACAGAATTTCTTAGATCACATCGACGAGATGACGCCTGAGAAGTTCTTAAAGAAGGCGTTTGCCAAGGATAATTCTGAATTCCTCAAGTTCTTTCAAAAGAACTTCCCTGAAGAGACTGAGTTTCTCATGCGCTATCAGCGTGGCGAGATCATCAAAAACGCCATGAAAGATGGCCAGCTCATGCCATCCAAAGTGTTTAAGCAAGTGAATGACATGAGTCCTGAGCTTAAGCGCATTATGTTTAAGCCAGAAGAGCTTGATAAGCTTCATGCTGCTGAGACTTGGATTAATTCTCTTCCAAAAAACATCAATCCATCCGGCACTGCTCACGCCTCCGCGTTCAGAGCTTTCTTTGAGTCACCAACCGGCGCAATTATTGCCAATGCGCGTGACTTTGGTCTTGAGAAGTTTGTTAAAGCTACAGGACGCCTTGATCCAGAAGGTGCCGCAAAAGTTGCGGGCCTTGCTCAGATTGAGAGAACCGCACAGAAGCAGACGCAAACGATTGTCTCAGGTGCGAAGGCGATCTTTAAGGCGAGCGGAAAAGCCGCACTTCCGGCGTCTGCATTCTTGGGCATCGCTGCTGGAAAGCATGACGATCAAAAGGATCTCATCAATAAGATAGATAAGCTTAACTCTGATCCATCGCACTTCATTGATCACTTAGATGAGAGAACGCGCTCTCTTTACACCATTGCTCCAAAGACTGCGGGCGCAATTCAACAAACAGCGATCCGCGCGACTCAGTTTCTATCCAGTAAAGCACCTAAAGAGCAGCAAGCAGGCCCGATGAGTCGGAAACTCCCACCATCACAGGCTGATCTATCAAAGTTTAACCTCTACTATCAGACAGTTGAAAACCCAACTGATGTTCTAAAGCATGTGGCAGCAGGAACCTTAACTCCTGAGCACATGGAGACGCTCCAAACGGTTTATCCGACTCTTTTTTCAGAGATGAAATCAACCGTCATGGAATCTCTCATGGATCACATGGCAAAGCCCTCTTTTGAGATGCCTTATAAAAAGCGTCAATCGCTCTCACTCTTCTTAGGACAAGATCTCGATGGCTCTCTTAATACTCAGAACGTTCAAACCAATCAGATGGCTATGCAGACGATGGGTGTCCAGCAGGCAAAAGCGGACGCTCAGACGCAAGGAAAAGTAACGCAAGGCGGACTAAAAGGACTGAACGCAGGAAGCAGGATGCTGACTGCAATGCAATCAAACTCACAAAGGGAGAATGCATAAACTAGCCTGAACTAGACATATCGGTTCAGACGTTCCCACAAGGAAGGGGGAATCAGATGGCAAATAAGGACATTATAGCGCCGTACAAGCTCGCATCCGCACAGGATATGAGCACAAGCTTCTCAAGTAAGAGCACAAACATTCAGAACATGGACCGCGTGGCACTCTCAATCAATGTGCTCACTGGTACGCCATCAGGAACCTTCTATCTTGAAGGACGCACTTCCCTCTCGTCTTCCTCCTCCTCAAATCTTGTAGGCCCATCGACTGAGTGGATGCGCTTAGGCACGGGACAATCGGCTCCCGCTTCGGGCGCTCCTATTGGCTGGGACGTGGGACAGACTGGAATCTCTGAAATCAGAATCTCTTACGTTGCCGTATCGGGCGGCGGCACTTGCGACATTTGGATCGCAGCTAAAAGGAGCTAAGCAATGGCAACATTTCAAAACTATCCTCCAAGTGGCGGCGGTGGCGCAGGCGGTGCGGTTCAGATCAATGACACTTCAGGAAATCCACTCAATAGCAATGGTGCTGGCGCTCTAAAAGTTGATGGATCCGCAGTTACTCAACCTGTAAGCATCTCAGGATCGGTTCCAGTCACGGGCACTTTCTGGCAAGCCACACAGCCTGTATCGGTTGCATCACTCCCACTTCCAAGTGGAGCTGCAACTGAAACCACACTTGCCGCAGCATCTGCAAAACTTCCAGCAACCCTTGGCCAAAAGGTCATGGCATCTTCCATGGCAGTTACGATCGCCTCAGATCAAAGCGCCGTGCCAGTGTCTGGTACATTCTGGCAAGCCACACAGCCAGTTTCTGGAACAGTTACTGCGAACCAAGGCGGCACCTGGAACATCACAAACATCTCGGGCACTGTATCGCTTCCAACTGGCGCCGCAACGTCTGCACTTCAAACGACGGGCAACACATCTCTTTCATCGATCGATGGAAAACTTGGCTCACTTGGACAAAAGGCCATGACGGGATCAGCCCCTGTAGTGTTGGCCTCTGACCAATCCGCTGTTCCAACAAAAGCCGCAGTAAATGCAAACGGATCTGGATCTGCTGCAGCTGCAACGGTTTCAACGGTTGCAACACTGTCGGCTCCAGCCAATGCTGTAGGCTTTATCCTACAGTGTTTAGATACATCGACTGCCAATATCCGATGGTCAATTGGAAGAACCTCATCGGCAACACTTGGCCAGCAGCTGCAGCCTGGACGTGACACTGGCTTCATTCCTTGTGGCGCAAACGTCTCTATTTGCGCTGAAAGCGGCACACAAAACTACGATATTCAATGGGTGTCTCAATGATTAAGAAACTAGCATCAATTTTACTTCTTTGGAGTTTTGCAGCAAACGCAGGACTTCCTCCAACTACAATCCAAGGCCAATCGGACACAGCTCCTAAAACCAAGTTCTCGTTTCAGGTGCCATTCAGCCAGTTCACAGATCTTGGCGGCATCAAGGCGCTGATCGAAACCGGAAACACCAATGGACTTATCAACGCAAGCTTTGAAAACGTGGCGCCCGCTACCGGCTGGACCGCAGGATCAAACGTTTCGTCTGCAGTTAACACCTCAAGCTATGTAGATGGAAAGCAATCACTCGCTCTCACTGCATCTGCCAATACCGGCGGTGCTCAGGTTATTTGGTACCAAGACTGGACTCCTGGTTCAGCTTTGTACGGAAACAACGGTGAAGCAAGTCTTTATGTGAACACTATTGGGTCCACTCTTCAGGTCTGCCCACGCGTTCAGGGCACGACTCTCACAAATCAGTGCGTAAGCGTCCCTGGTACCGGCAACTGGGTTAAGGCTTCAACAAACTTCGTCTTTCCATCTTCTGGATCTGTCGGCGTTGCGCTCTACTCTACTGCGGCATATTTATCTGGCACCGCGATCGGCTCCATCGATAAGGGTTATGTGGGACTCGCCACCAATCTTGCTCAGGTGAGTCAGGCGCAGTTCATCGGGTCTGCCTACTTCCCTACGACCGCAAGCTGCAGCTGGAGCCGCACAAATACAGCAATAGGACCTTTCACGTCCACAGCGGCATGTCCCGGCCCGACGGTTGAATTCAACCCCGGACAAGGAACTATTCAGACGACTGACACAGACCTTCCGAAGGTAACAGTAACAAATCTTGCACCAGGTTACTGCAAAGCAACTTTTCAGCATCGGGTAGATACCAGTAGCACTGGGGTCATCGATTTTAGAATCAGCGACGGAACCACAACTTCAGGTGGTGCTGGATCGTCTCCTAACACGACAACAGCCGGCGCTCAAACCACTGTCGGATGGTTTAATTACACGACAGCTGGAGATCGGACTTTCGAACTTCAGGCGTCTGCAAGCACAGGAAGCGTTACGGTCAATAACTCTTCTGGAAACAACCGTACTTGGTTTTCATTGGAGTGCTATCCCGCTCAACTCCAAACCGGCTACCGCCCCGATCAGACTCCTGCGAGCTGGAGTGGGTATCAGAATGGGTGGACTGGAAGCTCATCGGTATGTGCAACCTCCTCGACGACCTATCAAGACACGAGTGCTTGCACAGGTATCACACTAAATCCAATCACAAGCAGAAACATCACGTGCGCTCAAACCTCTGGTTCATTGCCAGGTATCGATTGTAGTCTTCCAAGATCAGGAACGTTCAACGTCTGCGCACAGTATCAGCAGACGCCATACACTGGAACACAGCGCATCGCCGCAAGACTGATGGCCGGTTCCACCATCATGAACCCGGGGCTGGAGATCAATCCATCGGCAGCGTCGATGTTTTTTCCAACAACAATTTGTGGAAAATATGTCGCATCATCGTCCGGAACAACAACCTTCAAACTACAGCTAGCGAATTCGTCTAATCAAACCGGGCTTGTAGTCCCATCAACGTCTGGTAGTGCAGGGATTGTTTGGACCGTAGACGAGGGCGACGCCCCAATGGCAGCACCTTATCTCACGGGCTCAGTCACGAGCAATACGAGCGGGCAGGAGCGGGTTGAGAGGGCTACTTTTGGAGGAGCGACTGAAGGTACGGTATGCAGCTCAAGCCCTTGCACGATCTATCGTCAATCTGGATCGTGGCTCTCAAGCGTCACTCGCTACTCTGGAAACTCTATCGCGGGCGAGTACGTGCTCAACATCAATTCAAATATCTTTTCCGCAACGCCTTCGTGCACATTCCTAGCGGGAAGCTCCGTTGTTAACGGCGGATACTGCACAATTGACCTTCAATCGTCTGGTCAGTCTCCGACTGTCTACTCGATCAGGTGTAGGGATACGGCCGGAACTTCTGGCGATATGGGTCCGATCAACGTCATCTGCATGGGCCCACGCTAATGAAAAAACGAATCGAAGTCTCAATCAAGATGCTCCAAGTCCGAGTCTATGGAGAACACGCAGATCAGTATGACTCTGTATTCGACGTGTATGTTGACGGATCAAAGGGGTTCATCTTTTCGCTCAATGGCAGTGGATTTTACGCTGTTGTCGATGAGGTTGTTGAGACTTTGAACAAGTACGGGATCTCTGAATTTTTTGGCAGCGTCATGCCTAAACACGCAAGAGCCATCCAAAGATTCATGGGAAACAACCACGAAGTTGACACATCTGAGACCACGACGTGCGCAGGGCGCGAAATGACTTGGGTGAAGATAGGAAAAAAGGAGAACAAATGAGACCAACTAATGACCCAATTTTAGCAACCGTTGCCGCAAGCGGAACGAACTCATACACAAGCGCAAGCCCTCAAGACACATCTCAAATCATTGCGGGCTCTGTACAAGTAATATCCACAGGTGCAGTAGGAACGGCAAAGCTTCAAGCAAGTAATGACAAAAAGAACCCTACCAACTGGACTGACATTTCTGGCGCATCAGTGAGCGTCTCGGGATCAGGAACATTTTTAATTCCAAAGCTTGATCTCTGTTACCGCTTTATTCAACTCATATATACTAATTCATCAGGAACGGGGAACATCACCGCAAATTTCCAAGGAATTGGATTTTAACAAGTAGTTTGGCCAGGAGGGCCCTATGACGTTTGAGCATTTTAAAGACATCATTTTTATGGCCCTCTGTAGCGGAGTACTTAAAGAGATGAGAGACATGCAAAAAGTCATGTCATCTCTGAATGAAAAGGTCGCAAAGCTTTTACAGGGGCATGTGGACTTAAAAGAGTCTCACAAGAAGCTTGAAAAGCGTGTGGACCGGATGGAATCTAAAACACGCGTTTGACTCAGTGAAGAGTCAATATAACCAAGGAAGGTAAAACCATGTCCGTTCAACTCGTTCAAGAAACCGTTGATCTCCCAAAAGAATCTAAAGAAATTAAAGACGTCATTGTGGACGTGATCACGAAGCTTAAAGCCGGTGTGAAGCCAGCTGAGCTTGTGGTTGCTGAATTTGGCGCTCTTGAGCAAGCCATTGCCGGATACTCTGCACTCCCTGAAGAACTCAAGGATAAGCATGAGTATGTTTTGGCGGGCCTCATGGCTGGCCAAATCTTGGCAGCTCTTAAGGGCTGATCATGACCGCCACTCAGCAATTCATTGTTGAGCTACTGAAACAAGGTAAGGAGTACTTTGAAATACTCCTTACCGCAGTAGCGGCATGGCATGCACCTCAGCCAGGCTACATGAGTAAAAAAATCATCTCAAAAGAAGAGGGCTAGGACATGACGATTCTTGCGGGTATTTTTGAATTCCTCTTGGACCTCTTTAAGGCGCTGCCTGCTGCGAAAGACATTCTAACGAAGTACTTTCCTGCTAAAACCCCAGAGCAAAAAGTTGAAGAGGAACAAAAGGCGGTGGCAGATGCCATTTCAAAAGAGAGACAATCGGGAAGGCCAGAGTTATGAGATCAAAACGTGGCTTACTAATCTTCTTTGGTGTCTTGCTCTTTTCATGCTCTGGTATAGCACTGGATGGGCACTACGTATTGGACCCATTGAGCACTGGCAAGGAACTTCGTGGCAAGACCGCAAACGATGATCTGCCGATCCATGCCTGTGATCCGATCAAAAAGGCAGACGGCACGCTTGAGTATATGTGCGTGGCCTTCTTCTATGCTGATTATCAAAAGCTCGTGCAAGAGATCGCACGCCTGCAAACAGAGCTTAAGTCTTGCCAGCAAGGCCGTTAACTTGCCCGAAGAAGGTTCTCAGAATCGGGGTCCTTTTGTTTTTGCCGTTTCCATGAAGCCCAGACCTTCTTAAGGATCGCTTTTGCATCCTCAAAATCCAGGTCTTGAAACTCAAACGCTACCAAGTTCAACTGCCACTCAAGCCGATCTCTCATCTCTTGTTCATTCATGCATAAATATGCACAGCAAGCGGCGGGCCAACGCAGAGCAGGATGCGTGCCTTAACACTCACGTCGCATAAGGGATGTTTCGTAACCTCATCCAGTTTGGTCTGGCATTTTCTTGGCGTCAAAGTCATCCAGCTTATCAAATAGCTCACTGAGGGGCCTATCCTCTGACTGCTCAACGCATCCAGCTTCCAAGTGTTCACGAGTTAACTTCAAGATTTCCTCAACGATTTGGTCACGGTTCATAGTTACCACCTTTCCTTTGTTTGTAGCACTTGTGGGGGAATTCTGCGCGTCGTCTAGCTCAACGTCCTTGCAATCAAGACACATCAAACCAACCCTTTCTCCGGTCATCTCGCGGATTACACCGATGCGTCGGTGTTTGCAGTTTTCACTCTCTTTTGGGGGGCTTTGAGCGTGAGACTTCTGAAGCCCTAGCTCTTTCAGTCTCTCGTTTGTAGCAGTGGTTCTTGCCTGAATTTCTGCGGAGCTTTTCGCGCCGGACTCCGGTGGGGTTTGGGTAGGCGGACAAATTCCACGCCAAGCCATTTCGCCAATGTCATAGAGCAGTCCTGACACCACGACTGGCTCAGTTGTTCTTACGATAGGCAGTCGATTGTAAATATCGACGAGTGCCTTTCGCATGTGAGCGTTTTCAGCTTTCAGCCGTTCCACTTCTTTTTGCAGGTCGGTGCTCATTTGGATTCCTTCCACTCATGCAAAGAAATAAAAGGCCTATCAGGGAACGCTTCTGTCTCTAAGTATGCGCCGCCAACTTTTGCCATGTGATAATCAAAAGATTTAGCCTCGGTATCGAATAGAATTTCAGCGTGACCAAAGCCATCATGAATCGCTAACTCAAGAATTCGGAACAAATCGTTGGCAGTCATCTCACTCCTTCCCCTCATCGGAGCTGGATTGCTCCAAAGCCTTCTGAAAGCCTTCCATCGCAGTGTCTAACGATTCCTGATACCAATGATTTGCATCTGGCTTGATACCGTCAATGTAGCCAACCGCATGAGAGAAGTCGGCAATCAGATTAATAAACAAATTGATAGGTATTGTAACAGTTTGCTTTTCCATCACCCATTCCCCTCATCCAGTTTTGCGGCGCTCTGTAGGGCTTGGCGTGTAACAAACCTGTCAATCCATCCAGCAGCCACTAAAAGAGTGTCGTGAGCCCATACCTTTTGTTCATGTGTAAGGTTACCGGCAGCTTCAAGATGATGCTTGGCGAGCAGTCTTAGCTCGGAGTCTACGCGCATTAGAGTACCTTTCAGCCTCTCATTCTCCGCGCGTTGGCTTGCTAGCTCTTTCTCAGTCTGACAAAGCATCAAGTCGTATGATTCGCGAGTTGCCTCTAAGCTCTTCACTTCGGCCATGCACTTAAGCCACTCTTGCCTATCGCGCTCACGATTAGTTTTTTCTTCGGACAATTCGGCCCTCAGCTGAGCCCAATTCATCTCCCACAAGTGCGCGGCTTTCTTATACTGTTCAACTTCGGCCTTGAGCCTATCAATGACCTCGCGCATCTCTTGCTTTTCGCCTTCACGGTTGCCGATTTCGGCCTTGAGTTTCGCAATCTCTGCATCTTTATCGCTTTTCGCTGGAAAATCAGGACGCCAATTTGGGTCCATACCATCGTTGTTAGACCACATTACTTTTTCCCTTCCCCGCCGTCCGACGAGTACTTAGCGAAATAGTCGCAAGCCCAGCACTGACACTCTGGTTTGATACAGTATTTAGTAAAGCCCTTGATGGCACTCTCAGCATCCGCAAGTCGCGTGCGGAGATGAACCACGTCTTTGTAGTAAGACGTTTTCCATCCTTCGAGCCATTTCTTTAGTTTTTCAATCACCGCTTCCCGCTCAACTAGCTCTTGCTTCAAGTGACAAACAATGGCGTACTCGTTTCCAAGCTCAGAAAGCTTCTTTCTCGCCTCATCACGCTGCTGCTCAAACTGAGTCGCAAACTTACACGCGTTCTCGTACTCCCATTTCATTTCGGCAAGCTGCTGCTTGAGTTGGTCGCGTTGCTCAATCAACTTATCCACAGTTTCCAACGCTTCATCATCACGCTCAGCCTTCCCGACCTCGTAGCCCCGCGATGCGCCTGCTTGATATGCCACTACAAGACTCCATGACTGATTTCCATCCGCGTACTTCTCCGCCTCTTCTCGAAAGTCTGGCTGAGTCATGGGGAGTCCTTAAGTGCGCGGATAAGCCCTTGCGCGTTCAACAAAGTAAACTCTTTCTCGTATTGATTTACATACTTGTCTGTTCGCCTATAGAGATCAATCCGGTTCGCCGCTTCATCCAACGCCTCATTCCTGATCGAAAGGGCGAAGGATTCGATTGCCCTAATGTCCGAGTCGCCGTAACCAATCTCTAACTGGTCACAAAGCTTCTCGCACTTCTCTCTCATCTGCTCGCGGGTCATTTGCGCACCTCGCGAACTCGAATGACTTCCGTATTGCCGATCCATGCCTTATCTGACGCGAGACGGACTTCGCAGTCGCCGTGATTAAAATGCAGATCGAACTCCCGACGCTTCTTTTTCACTAGGCGGCGGCATTGCTTGTGATGAGCCCACTTATCAACACCAGTATTAAAGCGAACGAAGTACCTATAACCAGTCGAACCCTCTTTACTGAGTAGCAAAATACTGCCAGTGAATCGCCCATCATACCAATAAACCGCCACACGATCCCCAACCTTGAACTCTTTCTTCATACGAACTCCTCAAAAAAGGGCGAGCCCGTAAGAGCGCCCGCCCAAGGTTACTGATTACATCAATGGAGACACTGGCGCAGGCAGTGGTCCGCCGATTGGGGTAGGAAGCGTAGGAAGTCCCGTCACCGATCCTTTAAGCACAATCGATGGACCTGGTGTTCCGTTCGAATAAGCCGTGAGGATTGGATCTACGAACTGAAGAGTACCAGCTCCCGCCCAAAAGACCGTCGCATAGCGCGAGACGTGAATTCTTGCGTTTTTAATCACGCCACCCGCTGCACCGTTCTTGGAGCTTTCGTCAGCGTAACCCATCATATTGGTCGATGCACCAGCGCGGTCGGTGAACGTATCATTCGTGCTCTCCCAAACCGTTGCCGTTCCATCTGAGATATCTACGCAACGTCCACCAACGTGCGCAAAATAGTTACCGCTTGTCGTGACGTTCTTCGAACGAGACTTCAAGCCGTGACCGTACATGCAGTTGTAATGGCGGTTATTCGTCGAAATGAAATTATCAGCACTTACATACATGTCATGCGACTGGCCATCAGAAAGCCCATTTGGCTGATTCTTACCAAAGTCACAGTTATTCACTGTGAGCGTGAATGGACCGCTTCGGGTAAAGATACCGTTTTCGTTTCCATCGAACGCGCAAGAATCGATCGTCATTGTTCCAGAAGCTTGCTCAGAGTAAACACCTGCTTCGGCATCAGAGACTGCGTCACCGCCGCCACCGTTGATAAAGCCGATGTTTTTAAGCAAAATCTTGGTCAAGCGGTTATGAATAATGCCCTTGCCCCAAGAGAGTCGGTAACCAGCACCAACGCCTCTTCTGCCGTTCATCACGGTCTTATAAGCACCAGCACCGATGATGGTCAGACCATTTGGAAACACCGCAGGGTCAAGATCTACACACTCTTGATACATGCCCGCTGCCATGTAAATCGTTCCACCATCTTTAACAGCCAAGAGAGCAGATCCAAGAGATGGGAATGCAGTTCCTGGTGCGACGTTCACAACGTCCATGCTGTTTGGTGCAACGCCATCTGGAAGCACAGGAGGTGCAGCAGTCAACGTTCCAGCGAATGCAAGCGTGGATTTGTCAGTCATGTTCAGCGTCATGACGTTTCCGTTGATCGCAATGGATGCAACGCCAGGAATTGAGAGACCGCCAGAGCCTGTGCCCGGTAGACCTGGAGGACCTTGGTCTCCCTTATCACCCTTGTCTCCTTTGTCTCCCTTATCTCCTTTTTCACCTGGAATGCCTTGTGCGCCTGGGTCTCCTTTTGGGCCTACTGGAAGCGCGCTATCGTCAACTGTTAAAGTTACAGGAATCTGTGCCATTGTTTTTCCTTTTGGTTGGTACTACGTTTTGGATTCCATACTCACAACTCATGAGGGCGCTCTCTCGCAGGGAGCGCTCTTTTGTGAGAATCACCTCGCTTCAAAATCAAAACTCTCTTGAAGCGCTTCCTCTGCGATACACACGATTTGTTGACAGTGCTTGTTCTCGGGCCATTTCATTGCGAGTCGCAGAATTAATCTCAAATCCTCATCGCGTTCATCGGATCGATCAGTCATTTTCCACCCTTGTCTTTCGGGTAAATCGTTTCAACAAGCTTCGGCTGTTTATGTTCGCCTTTCCAAACCTCAAGCTTTCCTGCGCTTTCAAGGACCGGACAACCTGCGAACATGTTTTTCTTGATCCGGTATGTTTCCATTTCAGCGCCCTTGGCTTCGCAATAGATCCGCTCGCCGGTCGCCACGTCGATGAAGCTGAAATCAATCTTCCAAGCAGGACCGCACGGGAATCTCAGCGCATGCTGCCTTCGAATGTCTGTAATCTCGCCTGCTCTCTCTCGGAGCAATAGAGTGCTGTAAACCGCCTCTTCAAGCTTCGATGGAAACCCATTCGCCGTTTTCTCTGCGTGAAGCTTGTTTGTCTTTTTGTACACTTGAAGCAGTTGACACTTGGCCTTCGGGTGTCCCTCGCCCTCCCGGTAAGTGTGTCCGCATTCAGAGCATTTGACTTTCTTGCCGCGCTTCACGGGTTTTTGAAACATCACCTAAGCCTCACGTTCGAGGCAGCTTTTTCAGCCGCCGCCATCCCATCAAGCATTTTGAGAAAGCTATCCCACTCGTTATCTGGAACCTCGCCACGCAGACGCTTCACTATCGTTTGAGCCATCATGCGTTCATCGTCGCGGGTGAAGTTGGATACCCATTGATCGAAGCTGATTCGAGATTCTGAGCGTTTTTGTTCTTCATAGATCCGATTGCGCTCAAAACGCGCGGCCTCAACAAAGTCAGGAACAAGCGGAGCCTGTCTGAGTGTTCCGATCATGTTATCAACTACGCTCTTGAACCAATCAGGCGTTAAGTCTTTCACGGCGACCCAAATCAGCTGCGAGCGCTCACGGTTGAAAGCGGTCTTTCCGAAGGTCTCCGACAAGCGGTTCATTTGGGCGCCAAAGTGCTCAGGAGTCATACGCCGCACCTACCCCCCTAGCGATAGCCGCAAAATCGATTACAGACGACTCTGCGCTGCCTGTTTCGGGGTCTAGCCAGTCTCGCCACGAGTTCATGAACGTGGAAAAGTGCTTGATGTACTTTTCTTCGAGTCCCTTTGAGTGAACGTGAGATTTATATTTGTCTATCGCCTGAGATAACTCTGCGAACGCTTCGGGGGTTTTAATTTGCGCCTTACAGCGCTTCAGGCCATCGGCCTTTCCCTCTTTGCGCGGGTATTTTTTATAAAGCGATTCAAAATCAAATCGAACTCGCGTCGAGCCGTTAGGCTCCGACATGTTTTTTATTTGATCTGATTTGATATGATCTGAACTGATCTGATCTGGGCCCCCTCCAAGCTGGCTTGAAGCTAGGCTTGAAGCTAGGCTTGAAGCCCTCTCTTTCTCTGATTCGTACTTTTTCCTAGTACTTTCGCCACCCTTTTTTGAACGCTCCTTGTACATGACAAGGCGCTTAACCTCGTCATCATTGCCTGCGATTTCAAATTCGTTCTCTAAAAGTGATCCGTTTTCGAGAACTGGGCGAATAAGATCTAACTCGATGAGGGCTTCAAGATAGCTTAAAGCCTCGTCATCAGAGAGCTTGACCTTGCTCCAGCGAAGAATCTCAGACGCAGTACCACTTAGACGACACTTGGCCTGCGACTCATGCCACAGCCATGCGAGCGCACCTAGCGCACGCCCAACATCCCACTCGATCAAATGCGAAAGCTCTAGGGCCTTGGTAAAGCCCGTGTCCTCAATATTAGTTCTAGCCATTCCCCCGATATCCCCTCTAACGCTTCCCCAAGCGTGTTGATGCTAGTGGCTCTCTGTCCAGGTGGGATAGCGAGCCGCTTTCATTTGTGAAGGGATGGATTGATCAGCCGAAATGATTAGTCATTCTCGTCTGGAAACGCGGGGAATAAGTCGGAAAAACTTCCTGGTGGGACCACCATCTCATTGACTCCCCGCATTTTGATCAACTCATCCCAATGCTTTTTCAAAGTATATTCAACAGTTAGCCCTCTTAAACTCGGGTTAGATAGTATCAATTCTAAGAATTCTCGGCGTTCTCGCGGAGTTCGCGACAAGTAGATAGATTTCGCGGACATAGCGAGTTCGATAATTGCCGACACAGACACTAGGTTTTTGCCGCTTACGGCCGACTTTGAACGCTCAAGTTCATCACTAAGACGCACGCGCTCATTTCTAATTCTCTCGCGTTGACGCTTGAAACCTTCGGCATCTAAGAGCCCCGAAAGCATGTCGTCATATGCGCGGTCCTCGCGCTCAGTGAGTGACGCGAGTTCTTCTTTCAGCTCATCAATCTTCTTGAGATGCGCCGCTGCAACTTTGCGATGCGTGACGTTAAGACCTTCGGCAAGACGCTCTGCCGTCTCGCGAGATATTGAGATGAGATCAATCACTTGTCCGAACTGCTCCCAAATATCCTGCTCAGTGATGAACGTCTTGCGAGCATGAAAGCCCTTGCCGTTTGAACAGCGATAGTAGTGATAGGTTGTCGTCTTGCCGTTCTTATAGACCTTGGTTTTCGGGTCATAAGTAATCAAGCACTCACACTCGGCGCACTTGAGCCATCCACCGGCAAAAAGTCCAAACTCATCTTGCGTGCGTGCGACCTTCCCTTTGCCAGCATTGTCTCTGGCAAGCTGAATAGTTTTTGGCGGGATGATCAGCTCGTGCTTTCCTTTGTAACGCTTGCCCTTCCAAAGAAAGTAACCCTCATAGAAAGGGTTCTTAATCCGGTACTCAATCGTGCCGATCTTGTACTGTTTGATTTCTTTCTGTGTGAGCAAGCCCGATGCAATCACGGTCTTGCGAATTGTCTCGTAACTCAGACCGCGAGCGCGTAGTTCAAACTCCATCTGGACCCATTTCACCTTACGCGTGTCCGGATCAGGAATGACATAAGCAAGACCGCGTCTAAGCTCTCTCCCATTCTCATCATTCTCACGTTTTGTCGTGTAACCAAGAGGCGGGCGATTCGAGGGATACCAACCGTTCTCAGCCTTTTGTACCATTGAGTCATTGATCTTAGTGCTCAGGCTTCTGCTGTAATGCTTATTTGTTGCCGCAGAAATATCGCGGATAAAGAAATCTGAGTCAGAACTTCCTTGGTGTAACACCTTGCGATCACGCACGTAGTGAATGACAAAGATACCAGCCTTAACGAGTTTTTCGTTTCGCTCAGCGTGAGTCAGGTTTCTTGACTCACGATCATACATGTAAAAAAGGACATGGCGGATATGGGCCTTGAACGCGCCGGTCATGGCAGCATCAAACTTCTTTCGCTCATCTGAATCAAAAGCCGACTCAATGAGCTTTACAACCCGAACGAGATTCAGGCCGTTGAAGGTGCAGTAATCCCTGATCTCTTTTTCTTGAGCCTCATGGGATACGCCGTCTCTTTGCCGGTGCGAGCTGACACGAAGAATTGCAATCGCGTCTGAGCTATCACCAAGCCATTCAGGACCGTTCATTAGTGGACTCTTGGATGCTCCTGGTTAACAAGTGGCGCCCCGCTTCTAATCAAGGCTTCTTGTTCGGCAGCGTCTTTCTCATCGCGCCATTGTTTGAGTTTTCGGAAGATTTCTAACAATTCATTAAAGTCTTCTTGGCTCATGTTCACCTCTAAAAATACAGGCGCAGGCATTTGGTAGCGATCCGAACCTGCGCCCGATCTAACGGGTCTGCTTCTATCCCCTCGCTAGAACTTTATGCACGCATAGCCTTTGCCGCCTGAAGCGGAGAAATCCTAGGCTTTTGCGCAATCTTTAAACTCAGCATCTTTTCAATCGTCTCATCATAAGAAATCCCGCCGCCGTTAAATGCTCTTGGAATCTCTCTGATCACGCGCAGATCAATCTTTTGACCCTTGGATGATTTCATGTATGCGATCACGTTTGATGCGGCATAAACTTTCACGCGGTCCTTTGCTGAGTTAACAAACACAACAAACTCACCGCGACTAATCTTCTTCACATCGATGTTCTCTTTCTTCGCAAGCTCCGCAAGTCCATCGTGACCGTTGCGCATATCTGCGTCCAAGAAACATCTGATAATTGCCCCCTTTGACATGACTATCCCCTTCTCGAAATTTGAGAGAGCCGATCAAAAATTCCATGAACATCAGCTGAACTCCCCATGATAAAAACGAAGGGCATCTTGTCCTCCGGCACTGAAACTGTGAGAAACGAACTTTTCTTTGCCTGTTTAGGTTGCGATTGCTTTGGCGCAGCCTTAGAGCCTTTTCGCATCCAAAGGTAATATGTCTTATCAGAGATTCCACAAGAGGCCGCAGCATCAGTCAAGGACATGCCTTCCTTTCTTGATTCTGTGATCTTGTCGATAATCGCTTGTCTCTCTTCGTTCGTTTTTCTTCCTGCCATACACTACTCCTATTTACTGCTTACTAATTAACGTTACATTGTGTGAGAATGTCACATCCGATTACCCATGGCCTTAGCCAATAGCCACAGAGTGATTCGTACTGGGATACTTATAAAAAATTTAATAAGTCTCATTTATCGTTCCTTCCGAGAGCTTCGCGAGCACGCTTTCCTGCTGTTTTAATTGTAGGAAACGATTGGTTCTTGGCTGAAACCTCATCTGATTTATCAATCACAATGTATTGATAACAACCGTCTGTAATTGAGCGCCAGTTTCGATTGTCGGCATACCATTCAAGCGCGACTAAGAGGTCGTGATTCTTAATCATCAAGTCCGCATTCTGTGGAACTAGTCCCTTGAGGCGTTCAACCTCGGCCTTAAGTCTCGCAATCTCAGCTAGCATTTTAGGGCCTTCGGCTTCTTGTTCTGCGTATCCCATAAAAAAAACTCCTTTAAATTCAGCTACAGGTTACAGTTGCCTAAATTGTTCAGGCCATTCTCCCGCTAGTGATCACAAAGCACACCACTGCGATTGCAACGGCTGCAGCAAAGAGAGCCATCGGCATGAGGCCGGGGTTGAAGTATTTCATTGCATCACCTCAAAACGGAACGTCCGAAGACTCTTCGGCACTCAGGGCAAGCGGCGGGACTGAATCAATTTTGGATCGCATCTCTTTTGAGATCGGCTGATTCGTAAGCGGTAGAACATCATACTTAGTATTCTGCTTAAGTCCACGTCGTGTGATTTCAACAACCGTGTCAGCAAGGTTAAACTTGCGATCAAGATTTGCGAGCGTGTCATAAAGCTCCCCGCCGCCTTCAAAGATCTTGGCGACATACTGGCCATCTTTCGTGGTGATAAAGTTCACACGAAAACGGAATGCTGGCTTGTTCTCAGGATCGTTTGCACACACTGCGCAGCTCTCTGGACCCGTGCATTCAACACTTGATTGTCCGGTCCAGTGACGCTTGAACGTGTGGATATCGCCCTTGAAAACTCCCGTGACTTCTTCGCGGTCATTGAGCTTCAAGAAGTTATCGCGACCTAAACCCTTTGGACGTGGCTTAAACATCATAAGTATATTCCCTTTTATCCGGCCTGAGTTTGTTCAATGACTGCATCAGATGGCCCGTCTGACTCAGTCAAGCTTGATTGAAATTGTGGACAGAACTTAGAGACTGCACAGTAATTGAGGCAGCGGTTTGGTGAACCTGGACGATGTTCAATGATGAGCCCCTTATCAAAGCCTACAAAGGCGCGAGCCTCTGCTTCTGACTTGAACACGCCACCTGAGAGCGCCTTTTTTCCGCCGACCTTTTTCACAGCCCAAGCCTCATCGCGTACCCAACGCTCTTTGTTGGTACAGGCGGGCATGTTCTTAGTGAGACGCGCTTGCTGGTGCAAGATCACGCGCTCACGCAAGTACCTCTCGGCAATCTCTGCGGGCCATACGGGGATGTTGATATTCACAACCATGGATTGTGGGTAGCTTGCATCCATGTCGGCTTTAGATCTCTGCCAGTCACGAAGGATTGCAACGGCTTGAAGCTTTTCAACTTTATGGCCATTGGCTCGCAAAATCACTGCATAGCAATTGAGCTGTTTTTCCCACTTCTCAAGGCCATCAAAAATGAGTGACCATGCAGACGTGGTTTTGTAATCGGTCAAAGTGCCGTGCATGTCATACAAGTCCATCCCGCCTGAAATCTTCCAGCCCTCAACCTCAATTGAGAGCCTGCGCTCAGCAACGGCAGTTTTGTTTGCACGCTCAAGAATCGTATGTGTGGCTTGTCCAAAGAGTGACCACACGCGGTCTTCCACATCTTCTTCAAGCTGATCCCAGTGACGCCGAGTCAGTTCCACGACTTGTGGGGCATCGATTGCTTGCGTAACGCTTAGGTCGGCATCGCCGCGGGTATAGCCATCGTTTTTGACGGCTTGAACAAAGGCCTCAGGCAGATTGCGTTTATTGGTGAGTTTCATGCGCCCGCCTTTCCTTTGTCGGCAATCACATTGATAGAGAGAGTTGTTCCATTGAATTTGATGCGAAAAGATTCAGACACGATAGAGCTATACAAAGTGTCTAATTCATATTTATCAACGGTGACGCCTTCGGGAAGATCTTGCAGGATACCGGCGATCTCGCTAGCCATTTGGCGCACACGGTTTTTCACTTCTTGATTCATGACACTGCCTTCTTTCTATTCCCCAAATCCCGCACAAAATTTTTAACGGCTTCGCGAGCCATTCTTCTAGCGACGGCCTCTTTAATCAGGCGCTTTGCGAACTCAACACACGCAGGGCAAGGGACTTCCTCGAAATAAGGATTCAATACAACTCGTTGATTAAAGCAGTGTGTACAGTCACGCATAAGGCGCACCAGTCCCTTCGCCAATATTCAATTGACGTTATTCAAAAAATGATTTATTCACCGCGTTAGATTCTTCTTCTGAGTCAATCCAACGGAAAAATTTGTTAACCGGCCCTCTTGGCCTCGGGTTTAGGAATGAGCAATTGTTCAGTGCTCACTCCAATCAACTCAGCTAGAGCCTTTAGGGTCCTCTCTTTGGGGACGTAACCGCCTGCAAGCATTCGCGTCACCGAAGTGTCAGAAATAGCCAGACTGCGAGACAGGAAGCTTTGTTTCCTGCACTCTTTATCGAGCCACGCCCGGACCAGTTCACTGTTGAGTTTGAATCGTTCATTCATCCTGAGAAGCATACTAGCCAAACTTTGGCTTGTTTGCAAGGAAAATTAACCAAACTTTGGAGTTCTATAGCCAATCTTTGGCTGTAGAATTTAACTAGTGAAAACGATTAGGGAAGTTTTTGCCGACAATTTAAGAGAGCTTCGCGGAAAGATGACTCAAGAAGAGTTTTCCGCGAAAGTTGGCATTTCCCTAAGTACCTACCAAAAAATGGAGCGCGGGAACGTCCCCCAGGCGGAAAATCTGCGGATATTAGCCAAGACGCTAAAAGTGCCGGAATCTAGATTATTCTACGACCGCACTTTAGCTCCAAAATCTACGCGCGAGCAGTTACTTGTTTCGCTTTTCGAGAAAACGCTGAAACTCGATGACAACGCTCTCTCGGTTGTTGTTGGATTCATTGAGACTCGGTACGGCCCCTTGGACCTCAAGCAAGTGAGCAATCTCGAAAACAAGTGATGAGTATTGCTTCAAAGCCGCGAGTCTTTCTTTAAATTCCCTCAATTGTTTAGTCTCTTCAGGCACACGCCCCCCTTTGCCGATACATCAGCGTTGTAGTCTCCACGCTGGCACGTGGGGGTTATGACGAGTTGGGGGTTCCGGAACGTAAGCGCTTTTCGCCCCCAACTCCTTATGTGTTTCCTATCGGTTTTTATTCCCTGAATGTTAGTCAGTTAAGAATCATTCCAATTCAGATACTTACCCCCCCCC